CCTAACAGCTGGAAAGGTCTTACGACATATAGTAATTGTTTTGTTCTCGTTGTGTTGACAATAGTGTAGAATAATCCATAGTAAGATGTTATATGTCTTACCGCTTCTTGTACCTCCAACCTCTAGGGTTATCTTCCTATTAGAGTTGGTTAGATGGTTGTATACTTTATTTACTTGTATTGTGGTCAATCACTTCTACCTTAAAACTCTTTTGTTTTGTGTCGTGCTTTATCTCACGTTTAGTGCCATTCAATCTATGCGCTTCATCGTCATCACTAATCAACTTCATCAGTCCTATTTGTAATGTAGCGTTATCGCTTTCGTACCACTTCTTACGCATCTTAACCTTCATATCAGAACGGTTTTTATTCAATGCGCTTTTTATGTCGTTACATTCGTGCAACTTATGGTCATAGATAGTACGCTTGGAAAAGCCCACATAAGCAGGTATATCCCCTATAAACAATAGATTGTGTTCTTCTATTGCCTTTAGTGCTTCAAGTCTTATTTCTTCTGTATTATACATATAAGTATAACGTACTTATTTTAGTTTTTATTCATCTTTTGTTATTAGCTTATAAATAAACCTAGTTACAAATATCAAGTATATAATACCTGTGATTGGGTTATCTATTACTTTAGCTATTGATTGTATAGTCTCTGTGTATCCAAACACCATAACCATCCATAACCCTAATGCAAATGTAATTAACAGGTGTGTAATCTTAGCAAATACAAATGCTAGTAGTCCTGCCCAAAATCCTTTCTTTAGTCCTTTACTCATATCTTCTATCTTTTTATCTATTGCTTTTATTTGTTCATCTTTAATTATCATACCTAAGATGCTTGGTATATAGTTGTTTGTTGGTTTCTAGGTTGTATGCTGTTACTCTGTAATACTTTTATATTGTTTCCTAGTTCTTCTTTTATTACTGAAAAGCTGTTTTGTAATTCTAGTATAGTTTCCTTTAGGTCTTTTAAGTCTTTCCTTATCTTGGTGTTTTCAAGCATCAGTTCTTCTATACTGTCATCAGAAGCCATACCCTGATACAATCTTAGTATTTTATCAAAGTCTGCTTTAAAGTCTAAGTCATTATTGTAATCCCAATCAAAGTTATTTAGGGCGTGTAGTACCGTTGCGTGTGTTTGTACCAACGACCTACCCATTGAAGCTAAACTTAGCTTAGTGTCTATGTATAGTATCTTGTAGTATATCTTTCTTGCATATACGTATTTTCTATATCTAGTCTTGTGTGTTATGTCAAGTCCTAGTTCCTGTTCTATTAGGTCTATTAGGTTGTTGCAAACCTTATGAGGCTTGGGTGTGTCTTTTAGTAAGTGTCCTTTGTATCGCATCTTTATAATAGTTTATTAGTTTCTCATTTTTGGTTTTGTATGCCCACTCTAATTGTCCTTTAAAGTAGGCATAGCTTTTTATTAATGCAGTCTTACGTATTAACACTAGATAACCTTTTAAATGTATTATACTGTCTTTCCATATGTGTTTTAAAATCTGTGATTGATGTCAATGATAAATGATTATTTTTAGCCATATCGTCATACACATCAAGTATGTAGTCCATAGCCTTCATATTCATCTTTGTCTTTAGGTATGCTATCTTTATTATTTCTCTCGCACAGTATGCTTGTATCTTACTCTTACCGTGTCGCTTAATAAGTGATGTTATTTTACTCAAAAGATATTCAGCAAATTCTAAATCCTTTATTACACAATTACCATTTTTAAACTTCTCTCTATTTGCATAGCCAAAGTATATGTGTACTAAATTACCTACTGTTATATTGTTACTGTTTTTCTCAAAAGCATTAAAGGCTAACTTGTAGTGTTCGTTATGTTTGGCAAATGTTTTAAGGTAGTCCGAAGTAGTCCAAGCCCTATTGCCATTGTTTATATTTATTATATAGTCTAGATGTTCTTTGTCGTTGTCAGCATCTACCCAATTAACAATATAAGCAGGTATAGTCTTTTGTTTCAATAGCCTTGCGCTTTCTATTCTGTGATGTCCTTCTATTACATTACCCTTATTGGTAATCACTATTGGCAGCATCCACCCAAAGTTATTAAGTTTATTTTTAAAGTTCTCTGCGTGTTGTTGGAATATATCCCTATTAACAGAAGCAAGTTTTAACTCACTTATTGGATAATACTGATTAAACTCTCCTCGTTTTATTTCTCTATTGTTCATAATATTAATGTTTGTGTTTATGTTTGTGTTGCTAATATATAAAATTATTCGTAATTAAAAAGGTCTAATATAATCATTTCTTCTTTAACCTCTTGTAGCATTTCTAAGGCTTCTTCATAATCTCCTAGCTTTATTGCTAGTTGTATGGTTTCCATATCACTTATAAAGCCTTTCATTAAAATAATCTCTTTTGTGATTTGTGTTCGTTTATTCGCTTCATAGCTGCGTTGTAGTAATCTGTATCTAATTCACAAGCTGTAAGGTCAAAGCCTAAATTGTGGCAAGCTATTGCTATGCTGCCTGAACCTAAATGTGTGTCTAGTATCTTATCCCCTTCCTTTGCATAGTTCATTAGTAACCACTCGTATAAAGCTACTGGTTTTTGTGTTGGATGTATTCTATTTCTATTTTTAGCTGAATTGTAATCATATTTTTTAGCACTTGTTTTAAAGCTACTCCAAGCTAACTCGTATTGTGCAAATGTTACATCTTCGCTAAATCCTTTATCCCACAATAACCAACAAGGGCTTGGATATAAATAATCTGTCATATAATTACCACCCCACACAATCTGTTCTTTACTCACTCTAAATAATTCCTCAAAATAACTTTTACTTGGTATTGATTTATCGTTACCTGCAAATTTATGATAGTCGCTTTTTTTATCGCCCTTGCGCCTACCCATATTTACGTTAATATCAATGCCGTATGGTGGGTCTACAATAGCAAGGTCAAAGTAGTTATCTTCATACCTTGCCATTAGTTCCATATTATCCTCGTTAGTTATCATAGCGTACCTCTTAATGTGTAACTGTCTAGGTCGGCATCCTCCATAAAGAACATCCTGTACCTGTCTATGGCTTCTAGTGTCTTACGTTCTCCTTCTAAATAGAAGTCCTCTGATACATCGTATATCGCTATGTCTAGTGTGCCTTTGTCTAAGGCTATAAACGTAAACTCTGTATAAGGTATGTCAAATAATTGACAATAGATGTACACCTGTATATCATAGCCATACTTTTTAGCTGAATAAGGAAATGAACGTATGTCAACACAGCTTTTTAAATCTACGATACCCGTATTACTTAGTACATCTGCTTTACCTCTAAATGGTAACATATCAATAGTACCAATAGCAGGTACTTCTGTTTTACAATCTGTTATTAATTGCAAGGCTTGTTCGTTTTTAAGAAAAGCATCTATAAGTCTATCGTTCTCGCTACGTTCTTTTGCTGTAAAACATTCTCCATACTCGTCAACAGCGTCTTTAAACTTTTTAGAGTTTCTACTTTGTACGTCTATAAATTTTATCTCGCTGTACTTTTCAGGCTCTAGTATAGCTGTGTGAAACAAATGCCCTGCACGTAAAGCAGGAGACGTTTCGTTTTTACTGTACTTTGTAATATAGTGATACTTCTTAGGGCTTGTCTGTAATAGTTTAATACTGCTGCTGCTTAGTGCGTGTTTACCTAAGTGTCCGTAATAAAAGCTATCGTCATCCATTTTAGACAACAATTCTTTTTTTTTCCATTTTTCTCCGTTTAATAATGTAATCATAGTTTCTATTTATATTGTTCTTTCTTGTAATTTCTCGTATAGTTCTTTAAACTCACTTGATGTTTCTAGTGCTTCGTCTCTTGCTTCTCGCATCTTATTTATCCTGAGTATAGCCTCTTGTAATTGCATCTCTAAAGAATTAACATACATATACGAAGTGCTAAGATAGTTTGACATAATCTCTAACTGTTTATTATCAGGGTTCTTTTTAAGAGACTTTAATACAACCTCTGATGCTGCTCCAAAATCTCCGTGAAACTTTAACTTAGATAGTTCCATCCCTGTATATTTTAGAACAGATTAACAAACGGTCATTGGCATTTTTAAAGTCCTTAATCATTGTGGGGTCAGCAATACATCTTTGTAAGAAGCTATTTATCTTCTCCTTCTTTTTCGGTGTTATCATTTTGTAATTGGTTTACAACTTGTTCTAATATCATATACAGCTTTACTACGTGCTGTTCTAATTCCTGTATTCTTGCGGATTGACTTGCTCGTTTATTATTCATTTTTTTCATCAAAGTAATCATTAGCAGATATGTACAATGGGTGTGTGTCATCCATAGCAATATTATATGTAGTTCTTACGCCTACACCTCTAAAATACTCTACTTGTTGTTCCCAACTCATAGCATTAAAATCTAAATTATTCATATATGTTTGTTATTATAGCTTGTTTCTCTTGCAACAAATATACACTTTTATTTTGTTTCTTGGTGTTCCACATTGTAGTTTTAGGACAATACAGTTCTTCTTTCTTTAAATCCTTTAGGTCATTTAGCCAAAATAGATAGTTTCCTTTAGGGTCATTTACAAAGTAAAACTTCTGTATGTCGCTATCCATTTTCATAAGATTGTTATACTTACCAACCTCAAGTATTTTGGTTTCATAGTACTTATCTCGGAATTTCATCTCAATAACACACTTCAACCCTTTAGGAGTTATACCCTGTGCATCAAATGGTAAATTGGTTTCGCCTGTGTGTACTAGCCTCCAACCATCAAGGTTAAGTGCATCTACGTATGCTTTCTCAAAACTATGTATTGTTTCTATCTTCATAAACCTTTGTTATTTGTGCAATCCATTCCTTTATGCGTTTTGGGCTACACGTACAAGGCTCGTGATAAGGATGTGCAAATATATCAGCGTGTATCTGACATATTGCTTTGTACCAATCTTTTGTTATTTTGTTCCGTTCAACACTTAAAAAGGTTTCCCATTGCAATAGCTGATATTCGTTTAGTTCTCCTTTTGGCATATTATAATTCTATATCGTTCCACTTCTTTCTTCTGTCATCACACCCACAGTCAGGATATATCTTTTTGTAAACATATCTTATGCCTGTGTACTTAGTTATGTAATATACTAAATCTCCTAATCTCATAGCTTATCTTTTATTTTGCGTTTAACTTTCTGATAGGTATTGTAAAGGCTTCTATACTCTATGTTGGTTTCCCTAGATAGTGCAGATATATTGTTAGTGTCCTGTACAAGTTCAAATACTTTTTTGTCGTACCAATGCATCTCATCTAAGGCTTCGTTTACTTTGTCAAATACTTCTTCAAAAATTTTATCATCTTCTAGTTCTACCTTTGTCTTTTCTTCTATTAGGTATTTTATGTAATCGTCTGTTAGGTCTACAACTTGTGTGCGCTGCTCCTTACGAGTTAAATCCAAAAACATACTACGAAGGGTCTTATAAATATAATAGTCGTTTATATCGTCTTTATACGTAATATCAATACCATTTTGTATAAGCACTAATAGTTTAAGATACATCTCCTGTACTAAGTCCTCTGACGTGTCAGGATTGCACCCCCAACTACGACAGTAGCTTATCCATTTATTATGTTTGCTTGTTAGTATGTCGGTTATGGTTTTCAAAATAGTCTTTGTTGGTTTTTGTGGTTGTCTATTCGTTTCATAGCAGCTGCATAATACTCAGGGTCAAGTTCACAAGCTGTAAGGTCAAAGCCTAAATTATGACAGGCAATAGCTATTGAACCACTTCCTAAATGAGTATCTAAAATCTTATCGCCCTCTTTTGCATAGTTCGTAAGTAACCATTCGTATAAAGCTATCGGTTTTTGCGTTGGGTGCAACCTATTGCTATCATTGTTATTTATTTTTACAAGTTGTGGTAATTTATCTTTTGAATACCAAGCGTATTCTACTTGGCTCATTGTAGGAAGATAAACCATTTTATCCCACGTTATTAAACCTCTGCAACTTTTTTCCCAAAGTATAGGAAAGTAATTACCACCCCAAACAATCTGTTCTTTTGAAACTCTAATCAACTCTATAAAATATTTATCAGTTGGTGTTTCTTTATCCCACCTATTTTTAGAGTATTTAGTCAATCCTCCAACACAACCACCATAACTACTCCTATATAGTAATTTATCAATACCATAAGGAGGGTCTACAATAGCAAGGTCGAAGTAATTATCCTCATACCTTGCCATTAACTCCATATTGTCCTCACAAGTAATCATAACAGTTCTGTTTGCTCACGTTTAGGGTATTCAATAGGGTTCTTACCTTCTATCTCAAATCCTACGTTATTTCTAATACTTTCAAGTCTTATAGGTTCTTCTAGCGGTGTTGGTCTACCCCCTGTGTCTACGTCTTTTATTTTCTTAACGTGTAAGTGTGAGTACATCCAATCACTTGGAGAATAAATATACCTGTGTATTACTAAAAAATTATCACACCTGTTTACAAACTTACCACCCCCCTCTACTGATGCTGCACTAGGCGGTGTAGGATGCCCATCGTAATAGTGTCCTTTAGGATGTTTTTGTCTTAGGCTTTCAGTAGCAGCGTGTGTACATACCCAAGCAGATATATTGTTTTCCTTACAAAATATTCTTATCTCGCTTGTCGCTTGGTAGTCGTACTCGTGTCCGTTAATACCCTTTAATACATCTTTGTCTTTGTTTAGTGAGTTGTAAGGGTCTAGTAGGAAGCCTTGATAATCCCAAGCCTTTTTAACGTGCTGTGCTAAGTCCAATAATGATTTATAAGTGTAGAGTTTTGAGCCATCTATAAATTTAAAATGCTCGTTAATCCATTTTAGTCTCTCTTTATAATGTGTTTCTTCTATCTTATTTATTGGTTTGCCCTCTAAAAATTCTACTATTTTTCTGATAATAGCGTAAGGCTCGTTTTCACTACTAAACACAAGCCATTTAAGACCGTGTTTAAGTGAGTATAATGTCATTAGGTATAGGACTAAGGATGTTTTCCCTACGTTTGCGTGTCCTAGTATGATATTAAAATCTCCATACTTAAACCTAAAGTGTTCATCAAGTCTTGGAATACCAAGCCTTAACCCTGTTGGTAGAGTTCCTGCTCGGTATTCGTCTAACTTTTTTATATGTTGGTCTAGTTGAATTAACATTAGAAAGGCAAATCTTCTCGGTCAGGAGAATGTTGTGCTGTTGTTACCTCTTTAGACTTCTGTATCTCATAAGTGTTTAGCATAGAGTAAAAGCCTTTTTCACTTTTAGCAATAGTAATAGGAATAGAACCTCTTTCATTCACATTTGCTCTATTATCATTTATCCACTTTATCATTTGGTCTGCGTTTATTTTTACATCGCAAACTATCCATTCTTGTTTGTTTTCAAAGATGCGTAAACCATCTACCCAAGTTTTATTATTTGTATTCATTTTTATTTATTTTAATTATTATCCGTTATGTACGTAATTCTCGAAAGTTCTAGCTAAGTTAATAATTTCATCTACATTAATTGGTTTACCTGCAAATAAATCAGTAGCCCTATTTAAACTACTTTGCCTAATAATATACTTTTGTATATCATCTTTAGGGTTTGAGTAGTTGTTTTTAGGTTGTGCTGCAGCCTTAAATTGTGGCTTCTCTAGTTTAGCTTTGTTTTTACTTTGGTCTAAATCATAAGAAACTTCGTCTCCTACTTCGTGTCCAAAATCCCCTATTTTGTATATATGTGGGTTATGTCCATTTGCAAAAGTTACTACATATTTATTCATAACCTTGCCATCCTGTGTGTTAAAACTATCCGTCTTATTTACACTTGTAATCTTACTTGTATAATTCATCTGTTGTTAATTGTTGTATAAGTATCTCTATTTTAGCTTCTAACTCTTCTACTTTTTTTCGAAGTGCTACGGCTTCTGCTTCTCTTAGCCTTAGTAAGTCATCTTTATATGTCATACCGCAAATATATAAAAAGTTTTTAATAAAAAAAGGGTCAGTAATAAAACTAACCCCTTTTCAAACAAACATATAGAGAAACTAACCTACAAGTGTAGGCTAAACTTTAAATACTTTTATACTTTTCAATCAACTCATTT